ATGTTTGTGTCCCACGAATTAAGTGAAATGAAGCAAAAAATAATGGCTTTGGAAAATGAGATGAAATTAAATATTGCCGCCAGCAATTTCATCTTCCATCACATAATCGAAACCATTAATACCAAATACCCTGACAGTGATTTCATCGAGTCACTAAAAAAGAATATTGAAAATGACATCCAGAAAATCACTAATCCAACCCATAACCTGAAGAAAGCAATTAACACCTTACTTCAAGATCCTGTACGTCAGATGTGCAAACCCAAAGATGAGCCTTTCATAAAGTAACTACAACGGCGGTCACAAGGCAGCCTCTTTTGCGATAGCAATAATCAAGGCCTTAGCTTGCCGGATAGCCGCCGATTCATACTGTCCCAGTGACAGTTCGTCGTTTCGTTCCATCGTTACCTGCAGGGAAAATATACTCATCAGCGGTAACATGGAATCTTTAACATCAACATATGCTGTAACTGTATCAGAGTCAGGGGTAATACTATGAGCCACGAAAGTAAAGTTAGGTGTCACGCCATTAAGCCATGCTGTATCGATGAATGTTTCACGTATGAAAATCTGGTTATCCTTAATTCTCAGCACACCGTTAAATACAGCTGAAGCGTCAGTGTCAGCCACTACATCATCAGATGGGGTCACATTCACCCCGACAGAACAGCCAGCCGGTGCGTTGCTTTCGATGCGCAGTGGCTCACCCTGGGTATAATCCACATCATACTCACGATGGAATGTACCGGAATGTTTACCTGCAATCTTGTCACTGACCAGTAGTCGTTTGCCCTGCCAGATATTAAAGCTCACATAATCACCGGCAGCCGCGCTACCCAGACTGCCTATGGATACTGTTAATTTTTTCATCTCAATACCTTTTTGCAGATATCAGAAAGCCGCACACAGCTCTTGTGTTAAGTGATAACGAGGTGATTGATACTGTGGCGGCATAAACGAAAAAGGCCGCACAGGGCGACCCGACCATTGAGAAAACTCTCATTTTCAACCTGCGGAATAATTAACCATATATACTATTTACTGACGTAACCGACAACTTCGTCTCGTCGTGAATGTTCTATGTATTACACTACTGACAGTCTTACGCCGGTCTTTATGACCGGCTTCTTTTTGCCTGCAACACGGCATTCTTTCCGTGGCTTAGTGGACGCACCTTAAGCAGGTCTTCATGTCTGCCATGCGGGAAACATAATTTATCATTGACTTACAACCGATAACGATTATCATTCAAATAATACCTACGCCAAGTAGTCAGGTATTATTCATTGCTCTCAGTATTTACTGCCGGCATAACTCCAAGAGTGCCGGCTTTTTTTTGGGGGATGATGACCAATGCAGACACTCCGTCTGATGATGTTAATACTGGTGGTGCTGACGGCGTTACTCCTGCGGCAGGCATTGTATCGCGAGTTTCTGAACAGTATTGACAATCCCTCTGAACCCGTCAGTATTCCGGCACACATAAACCATGTTCTTTCACCACCGGGTGAATAAAAGCCATCAAAAAATTAAGGTTGATATCCGGATACGGAAATAGTTATCATTCAGTTAACACCCACGCTGACCGGGTGTTACCTCGCATATATCATAATCACTATAACAACGACTTTTCATCAAATAAGTTAACCGGCTTAAGAAATGAGCCGGTTTTTTTTGCATTAAATAAGATTGGTGGCTGATTTAGTTCAGCCGGACTGCCCTGCGCTACCAAAGCCTCACAGCGGGTATTCAGTTGTCCGGAATAACCGAACATGTGAACTATCCGGAATTTCCGGAGAGTTGAAATGATTGCGGAGGCATACGCTGAGAGTGTATGCGTTCAGGTTTCCCATGGCGTGTGTGCTTCTATCCTGATAAGTGCAGTAGCCCATGCGAGTTAGCCGATCAGCCCCGGCATTCTCCACAATGGAAAGGTAACTCCCAGCTTTGCGTGTGGATTTCAAGAGCGGCAGGCCTACCACTTGAAGTGACCTTACCATTGCCGATGTGAAAAAACTCAGATTAATTTGCAGCCATCTAAATGATAATGATTATCATTTACTTTTTTGATTTGCTATTATACACTGCCTGCGGTGTCCACTTAAACTGTAGGGATATAATATGGTGAAACAAAAAATTAATATGCGTTCTCGTTTATTCAGGGAATTATTTGAAAAAATAAAGATAATGACTTCTGTTGAAGCTACCCTGAAATCACAAAGCTGCCCTAATGAAGTTGCGATAAACTCACAAGATCAAATTACACTAATTTCTATTAAGGAAAAGTGACCCTTATGAGCGTGGACTTCAGGATACATAAGGAAAAAACCGTACATAGTAACCTTATGAAACTTGTGGTTGACATTTAAATGAGAACAATTATCATTCGCAAGGTACCCGAATTGACAGGGTGGGTATATTAAAAAAACACTTGCTCATACAGACCAGTATTTGCCGCCGGCACATAACTATCCCTGTGTCGGCTTTTTTTTGGGAGTGCCGCCATAGAAAAGCTCATATATATCCTCACCTGCTACTGCGCACGCCACACATTACTCATGTTTGAAGACCAGCAACAGTCGGCGTGGGTGTCAATCAGAAACATTCTCTTCATGCACCAGTGTGCAGCAGCTGAAATTATCCTTGCACGTAAGGGCTGGAAAATTTCTGTCATACATCACGACCACTGCGGTTTCCCTGTATATGCCGCCAGAAGTAAAAACGGAAAGAAATTAAAGTTACGTTATATTGATTATCAGGAAGAAATGACAAAAATCAGATGAATTCAACTTCCGAAATTCCCTGACTTCGGCAATAAAAAGCCCCACCGAAGTGAGGCTATTAATTCTTTATTTTGGCAGCGCCGAAGTTACACGCGCAGCGCTAATTTATCATGATTATATGGTTGACCGGTGACCAGTCAAGATATTTACTGATTATTTGATCAGTGAAATATTCATGCAATCAGGCAGCTTTCAGTGTGGCATGGATTACACCTGCAATATAAGCCTCCGCCCTCTCACAATAATCTGATACATACTGATGCCGTTTCCCCATATTTTTGCCTATTGCCCGGAATGAAAAATGGTGCTGATAGTGCAGGCAAATAATATTGTACCCATCAATATCGTATTTCTTCAGGCTACCAACAGCCTGATCGATAACCATGCCTTCAATATCATCAAGCCATGGCCGATTTCCGGAAGAGGAGCCTGACATGTAAGATACCCCTTTATACTCAGTTCCGGTACGTGACGAACTCCAGTTTCCCCAGGCTTCCAGCCAGTCTTTTATACTTCTGCTCATCACCAAACATTCCGAACTCTGCTGAATATCGCTCATTGTTTATCTCTCCGCGCTCCGTACAGCGCATTAACCAAAAACACCGATCCCGTATGACCGGTTCATAAACTTAAATAACAACTCCAGCTGACTGCCGTGCTTTTCTTCCCATGCTGCCGGATCCCGGTGTAACTCGTCGTGGTGAACCCGGCACAGCGGGATAGTAAAAATGTCGTGTGCTTTTGTACCTGTGCCGCCGGTACCGTGACCGATGATGTGATGCGGGTCGTCCGCCTGCTGGCCGCACACACAACACGGCTGGCTTTTGACCCACTGCAGGTATTTCAGACACTCCCAGCGCTTTAACTTCGGGATCCGCATAAAACTTGCTGGCGGCTCCGGCTCTATCTCAGGAACAACGACCGGTTTTATCTGCTCCACGATGTCCTGAACAATCCGGCTGTGTGAGCGCGGTTGATGGACAATGGAATGCTCTGTCATGGTGCCGGTTATCTCTTCCTCCGGTTTCTGCATCAGGATGTATGAGCTGATAAAGGCCGGAAGATGATCACTGACGCGACGCATCACCGACCAGGTGAACAAATCGGAAGGATTAAGAAGATGACCGGCCGGCAGCCGCAGATCGGTAAAGATGCTGCGTGCCACAAACGCCCGTTGGTTGTGTAACAGAATTTCGTCCGCCTGCTGCTGGTGGACATCACCCGCCCGCAAGATGTTGTCATGGTGCCAGCATGTCCGGATAAAACCATCTTTGTGGCGGGTCATGGTCAGTTCGTGGTGGTGCCAGGGGTTTTCCGGATCGTTAATCTGGCAGTAGCCAACTGATTTAACGTAGTGACGGGATCCGGATAGTCCGCCGGCCGCTTTTATCACGGCGGGATTATCCAGGAAACAAAGCACCCGCTCATCTGTCAGCAGCGGCTGCGCATCTGCCGGAACGCGACCGGACGGAATGCCATCCATTGAACGGGGAGCTGCACTCACAACATAACGGGCGCCATTCAGGAAATTGCCGATCTCCGCACCCGGATTAAACATCAGGATCCTGGCGTCCTTCTGGACAAAGCCGGTTAACAGGTAATTCATCAGGCCACCGCCGGAGTCATCATCAGTGCCAGAAGTTCCGCTGATTTGCTCTCAAAGAAATGCGGCTGCGTTTCCCGCGGATTTGCCGGGGATGTCATGTTTTTACCGTATGCCAGTCCACGCGTCGTTATCGACCAGAACAGGCGCTGTGTACCTCTGGATCCAGGCCGGGCTTTCTGCTCCACAATCCCCAGCTCAGCAAGACGTTTGTATGCTCTGGTCGCAGACAATGCGGCATTGTGATTTTTCAGCAACGTAGTCAGGGACGTTGTCGGTCTGCTGGAACCATCCACCGCGCCAGCCGGTGCATCAATCGCATAGGACGGAGCCAGATCAGGAAGATCAGCCATCTTTTGCAGCTTCTGATACCCAGCCAGCCTTGAGGAATTCGACAGGTTCAATGTTTTCGCCATAGACTCCAGCAGGATAGCTCCGGCCTGAACTTTATCAGCCAGCTGTATCGCCTGCTGTGTTCCGGCCACCACATCGAACGTGCGGATCACTTTCAGATTGAATGAAGGACTGATCCACATCGCATAGGCATAAACCAATTCTTTGCACACGTAGGTGCCCTGTTCGGTGCCACCACGCAGCACATTTACCGGCTGTGTACCCGAGTCGCAGATTTGCAACTCGGCAATAAGTTGCTCTGTCTGAGCATTTCTCAGCCAGTAAGGTGGTTTATGCCTTTCCTCTCCACCAGCGGCCCGGTGCAAATCATTCAGGCAATAGCGACCGGCCATATCCCGGCGCACATTAATACCATCGACAATAATCAGATTGCTCATCGTTATCTCTCCACTCATCAAGCGCAGCCGTATACTGCGCAGCTCTGTTTCATCTCCCGGCGCTTTGCCGCCAGCACAATAAACAACCGGTTATGCGCAGATACAAACCCGCGCTCTGCCATATCTGCCGGACTGGACAGGATCGGGCCGTTGTTGCGCCGGACCTCATTCGGGTTTTCCCGCATGATGATCACAAGCTTTCTGTATTTCTGCGCCTTATCTGCTGCGTCAGATGACAGTGAGTAAGCGGTACCTTCTGTGTGGATACGGCTTACTTCCTCAGCAGCACCTATATGAGCCAGTACAGCTAATGCATTCCGGCTTGTACTGCGTGACACTTTGTATTTGTCCATGATGTAGCGGGTCGTGATTGCAGTACCCGCCGGGATATCAGTTGCAATTTTGAGATAGAGAATCATGCGGATACCTCCGCCAGATACTGATTCCCGATCGCTTCCAACTCTTGTTTCAGCGCGAAAGAAGACAACCGGCGCGGGGTGATAAACGGACGCCAGATAAGAAGCATGGAGCCCTTGCTGTTACCCTTTTTCTCCTCGCCCGTGACGGGATTAACGAAGTTGATACGGCCGCCGGTAATTACCCGGATTTCATCAACCGTTTTCAGTGCCTCCAGAAACCAGCCAACAGACATGTCTTCCGGTACCAGCATTACGACAGGCTGATTCTGCATGCGGGATTGTTCGGCTGCCTTTTCCACCCACGGACGGATATTGCTGTATGGCGGGTTACACCAGATAGCACCATGACTGACCCACTCCGATTTGAGAGCATCATCCTGTTCAGTCAGATACCGGGAACAAAGTGCATTGATATCACTCGCTGCAGCATCCAGATAAAAACCGAACTCCAGATCCAATGCAGTGAAAAGCCACTCCGGTGTTTGCCAACTGTCTTTATACTCCCCGGGAGTATTTCTCGTATGAACTGCCATCAGATAACCCCCTTGCGCTGGTAGCGTTTAGCTGTGGCGCGGGTCATGGAATACTGCTGTTCGATATTCTTAAACCGGATATGCCCATCCCAGCCACGGCTGCGGCAAATGCGGATCACCTTATGGCGGCTGTTCCAGTGGCCCTTCAGGTCACGCAGTACCCACCACCGGCGGATTTGATGCAGGACGGCCAGCACCGGGAACACACTCACGCCGTAAATCTCTTTGCTTTCTGAGCGCATGTTCATGCTGCCTCCCGTTCTTTTGCGGCCTGCTCTGTGGCCTGTTTCCAGTACCCGCGGAATGCGGCCCGTCCAGCAATTTCATTCATCCGCCCAATGTGGGATTTGTGTTTTGCTACCAGCTCCTGTACGCGGTTTTCTGGCTTCCAGTTGGAGGATGAGAACATTTTTCTGAAGACTTCATCGCACTCGGTGGTGTCGATGTTCTTTGAGTCCGCAGCGCGTTTAAATCCTTCGGCCTGTCTCAGCCAGTAATTAAACCCAGCGTTCCAGTCAGCGTATTGAGTGCCCTTGCTGGCGTGGTAGTCCCTGAATTTGCCAAACTCATCCTGAACATCCAATCCGGCAGTTTTTGCCCGTTCAGTGTGTTCTGGTGACGGGGCGAAGTTTTCCGGCATCACGGTTTTGCTTTTGGCTTTTCCGCGAACAGGATTAATATTTTTATTATCTGGATCTATGACTGGATCATTACTGATTCTGGGTGCAGCTCCTGCACCACTATCGGAACCAGTTGCACCACCTGGTGAATCTGCTGCACCAGTCCCGGAACCATTTGCACCACTCACCCCCGCAGGATTTGCACCACAGGGTGCAGGAGATTCACCACTCACAACGGCTGCATTCAGGCACAGATGATAAATATTTGACTGGTTCAGACCGTTGGCCGATTTTCGTGACTCAACACGAACCAGCCCCATTTTCACCAGGGCATTGATGTGGTTCTGCACTGAGCGTTCCGATATTTCACACTGCTCAGCAATGTACGGCACAGACGGCCATGATTCCCCCTGGTCGTTGGCATTGTCCGCCAGTTTGACCAGTACCAGTTTTCGCAGCGGGTTGCCTGTTTTTATCTGCAAAGCCCGTGCAGTTAAAATCATGCTCATGGTTTCACCTCATCCGGACAGCGTGCGTACCGTTCCTGAAAGATTTTCAGCGGTTCAAAGCACGGGTGCTCATAACCGTCACGCATGAAAATCACCCGGCTGTTCTCCCGGTCGTACCGGATAACGTGAACTTTCCGCCCGCGGCTGTCGGTGTAATACCGATCCAGATTGTCAGCTGTTTCTTTAGGCATCCTGATCTCCGCTGCGATAGTAGTATTTTGACCAGTATTCTTTCAGCTCTGCCCGTTCTACCATTTCCGGTGCTTCCCGGTAGTTGTCCGCTATGCCACCAGCAGGTATGCTTTCAACATAACGAAACGGTTCATTACCAATGACGAGGCATTTAAATTGCTTTTCTGGTTCTGAATGAGTTAATCTGCTCATGCGTTTATCTCTTCACACAAATTGATATAGCGCGACCGAAGCCGGAGGCCGTATACCTTCGGCTTCACCCTTTCTTCCGGTAAATTTCGATAAGCGAATGCCTGTATTCAGTTTCTGCGGCAATGCACCGGTTATGTTTCCTGATAATCTCAATAGCTTCTTTTTCATCGATATACCCGTCATTCGAAATTGATTCCCCGATACACATGCTCAGAGCGGCCTTTCTCTGGTCTACCCTCATACGCAGGTCATGCAGCTCAACACTGTCCAGAGCCCCGGCATCCGGCTTTTGGTATGAAACACGGCCTATACGCTCATTGAAGTAATCAGCTAAAAATTTCTCTTCTGACAGGTCTTCCAGTGTTTCTAACTGTCCCAGTGTGAAATAACCGGTACCGTTTTTTTCGTAAAGGCGATTACGGAACGCGGGTAATCTGATATTCAGAATAGCCGCCAGGGCTTCATGACCGCCCGGGCAACTTTCCACAAAGTCAGAAACCCGTTGTTTAAGATCCACAATTCGAATTTCTTCCGGTAATTTATTTTTCATTGCTGCTATCCTGTGTTTTATTGTCAAAACCAAAGCCACTGACAGAATGTTTTGCGGGGCATCCGGTAAATTTTGCCGGGATTTTTTCTGTGAAACCGGTTTGCTTTTAATTGATGAAACCTCATCCAGCGTCTGCGCTTTGCTAATATTCTCGGACTGATACACATGCTGAAATAAATCCCGAGCGGGAACAGCACCAGAAACTGAAATAACATCAACCAAAGGAGTAATTCGAAATGCTCAGTAGCTTCTGGAGTGAGTTCGTTCTGATTTTCAACACTAACCCGCGCCTGATTACTTTGGTCTGGACTGCTTGCTGGGCTATTACTTCTTTCGCTCTCGGTGTCTGGGCTGGTCATTACCTCGCCAAAAAACGGGACAAAAGGAAGGAGTTCAATCTTATTTCTGACCCCATGGAACTGACGCTCAGAAAGAACCTCAGGCAATACAGGACCGGAAATATTAATGTCAGAAACGACCCTGACTTTTACGCTCTCAGCATTCATTTTTCCGGCAAAAAGCAGGAAAAATATAACGCAGCCATAGAAAGATACTTTGCTGTTTGGCGGCAGGGTCGCAAAATTATGGACTCCGGCTGTTTTGCCTACGACATCAGTATTCCTGACGTAATTGACGCAACTGAATGTCTTCTCACTTTTATTAAGCACCGTTAATGTTCTCATTGCCTACTCACCTTCAGATTGGGTTGTAGTTATTTGCTTTCACTGACACAGCTATACTGCTTGTTCAGTTTTGGGAGGAAATAAATCATCTACCGTAACAAGCACGCCATTGCGGTTAAAAAAAGCCACCAGCCCTCTGCACATATCAAGATCGGCTTTACGGCGCCCATTTTCGTAATGACTAATATTTCCTTTAGTACAGCCAATAGCTTTAGCCAGATCTTCTTGAGTTAATCCTAGTTTTTTGCGATATCGACTTAAATTATTCATCTGTATCTCCTGATTGTTTACGGATTAAGTATACATAAAGTAGATAAACAATCAATGCGAAGTATACAGATTGTCTGTCTACATTGAGGTATACATAACGTATAATTTTTGAATGAAAACTAAATGGTATGATTTGGCTAAAGCTCTTATGCGTGACAAGGGCTTAACCTATGATGATTTAGCAGAGCACTTTTCAGTTTCTAAAGGTGCTGTTGGTCATTGGATGACAGGAAAAAGAGAGCCATCACTTCAGGATATCGCAGGAATTCTCGACTATGTTGGTGTGACTAATCCTGTGATAAATCCCGATGGTACAATTACCGTGGGCGAGAACAATATTGCCAAGCATGAGCCGGTATACAAATATCCGCTTTTCACCAAGGTTCAGGCTGGAGCTTTCACTCAAAATGGCAACTCGTACACTGAAAAAGATGCAGTGGCGTGGATACCTACTGCAAAAAAAGCGAGCGACCATGCATTCTGGTTAGAGGTAGAGGGTCACTCAATGACAGCCCCACAAGGTGGGCGACCAAGCTTCCCAGAGGGAATGTTGATACTGATTGACCCTGCTGAGGATGTTAAGTTTGGCGATTTCTGCGTGGCTCGCATGCTAAATGACGAATTCACGTTTAAGCGACTGATCCGAGATGGTGGTATTGAGTATCTTGAACCACTAAACCCACGCTATGAGCTAATCCCCATCAATGGCAATTGCCAGATAGTGGGGAAAGTAGTTAAGTCACAGTGGCCTGACGACACGTTTTAGGGCGAGGTTTAATCTTAATTTTATCTTTGCTGGTATAAAAAAATTTACCAAACAGGTAAAGATTGATAGGATAATGGTGTCTTGGAAATTTTATTTGAAAATAGCAAAATTCAAAAAATTTGTGAGCAAAAAAAGGAAGCCGAAAAAAAATTAGGCCCCATATGTGCTCGAAAATTAAGAACAAGACTAAGTGATTTAGAATCTGCCAGTAGAGTTACTGATTTGGTTGCTGGAAACCCTCACCCTCTAAAAGAAGATCGAGCAGGTCAGTTTGCCCTTAGTCTTCATGGAGGCTATAGACTGGTTTTTAGCCCATCCAATGACCCATGCCCAACTACGCCAGATGGCGCTATCGATTGGGACAAAGTGACCATTGTTTGCATTGAATATATAGGGGATTATCATGACTAATCTGAGTGCAAGTTTCGCGCCGGACTGGGTCTCCCCACCTGGCGAAACCATACTTGATATTTCTGAAGAGCGCGGGTGGTCTCAATCCGAGCTAGCTAAACGACTGGGTTTTAGCGAGAAGCATTTAAGCCTGCTGGTAAATGGGAAGGCATCCCTTACTACAGATACAGCAGAAAAATTGGAACGCGTATTAGGTGGATCTTTGGATTTCTGGTTGTCCAGAGAAGCCAATTACCAAGCCCACAAATCTAGAATTGAAGCCGCTGAGAGACATGCTTCGTGGGAGCCTTGGCTCGATGAAGTGCCTGTTCGGGAGTTGATGGCTTGTGGTGCTATAGAAAAATTAAGGGTAATCGCTAAGCATAAATCAAAAATAGTCGTGTCATGTCTGAAGTTTTTTGGCGTGGCATCTCCTGATGAATGGCGCGATATCTATGGTGAAATGCAAGTTTCATTTAGGCGAAGTAGAGAAGAGCAATGCGATGTGGGTGCCATATCGTCATGGTTAAGGCTCGGAGAGCAGGAGTCTGAATCTATAAATGCACCTAAGTTCAATAAAAGTAAATTCGAGAAAGCTCTAAAAGAAATACGTGGATTAACTGTCGAAAAGGCTGAGGTTTTCGAGCCAGCCATGAGGAAGTTATTGCTTGAATCTGGCGTAGTACTCGTTCTTGTTCCAGCCATACCGAGATCACACGTCAGCGGCGTCGCTAGGTGGATAAGCCCCACAAGGCCATTAATTCAACTTTCACTATATGGAAAAACGAACGATAAATTTTGGTTCACGTTCTTCCATGAGGCAGCTCATATATTGCTTCACTCGGATACTAAAGAGGATAAAAAATCTATTTTCCTAGATGACCCTAATGCTACAAGATCTCAAGACAAACATGAGATAGAAGCTAACGAATGGGCAGGAAATTATTTGATACCAGAGAGGTATAATAAATACCTTCCAGAGCTTAGAAACAGAGATGCCGTCACTCAGTTTTCTAAAATGATAGGAATCCACACGGGAATAGTTGTCGGAAGATTGCAACACGACGAGCATATCCCAATTAACTGGATGAATGACCTAAAGCAGAGCCTGCGATTCAAGTAACCCTCCACCAACAGCCCTCTCAGTGAGGGCTTTTTTTTGCCCGCGCTCCCCCCAACTTTGTGAGTAAGTTAACAAATCGTGTTTATGGAAATATAATTTAATTATAAAATACATATAGTTAACGATTTCTTCCTATTTGTGTCTACATTTTGTATTTACAATGGTCTACTATTGGTATACATTAATGTTATCGAAACTTAGGAGAGAATCTAATGCAAACCGAACCAATCATCACCACCAGCCTGTCAGTCGACGAAGTCGCAGCGTGGATCACCGAAAAAGCCCAGGCACTTCAAAAGCTGCAATCTCTGCGTGCAGAACGTGACAGAGAGATCCGCGACCACGAACGCACTATCAGTCGAATCGATGAAGATATCATCAAGTGGGAAGAGCGCTGTACTTTAACAGTACAACCGCAGTAACGGCTGCATATCTGAATAACTGTGTGAAGAGTATCAATTAGTGTGGGGGGATAAACGCTACTTAGGCAAATCACCAGCCAACCAGGCAAAAATAGATTCTGCCCAAGAAAGCTTAGTTTCATCGACAAGATCAAGTTTAATGGATGCCCTTTTATATGCGGGGTTTTCCAAAAAACCAAATACAGGAGTATCAGTTTTAAGCAGCTCATCGAGTTGGCTATGCAGCTCATCATCCGTAAGGCGTGACTCGTGATGCATGAGAGATAAATACTTTTTAGCACGCTCATCCGAAACAGATGATTGCTTACCAAACTGATAGAAAAACTGAATTGCAGAGAGGATGGATACAACAGAACCAACAAAAATAACGTTGAGCAATGATGCAAGAACGGAGCCGCCGAGAACAAACAGTACAATTGAGATGAACTTATCAATGCGGCCGGAAAACCTGCTTTGCATCTCATTGAGATAATAGGAATACGTGATGTTAAAAATCATATCTGAGCGGCTCATTATCATTCCTTATTATTTTTGCGGTGGTTTTGGCACCGGAGCTGGCCTCCTTGGAACTTGACCATCAGGTTTTTGCGCCGGAGCTGGTTTTTTGGGTATTTGCCTTTCTTCGTACCTAATCATCGAAATATCCGCTTGTTTGTTGGGGGAGTTTAAGAATACACAATTTCTGTTTGTTGGGGAACGACGGAAACTACCGCCGCCCGAGGTAGTTAAACAACCGGGCACGAATATTGTGAAGAGAGACGACCCCATAACAATAACCATGCAATACCATTAGCGGCCGTGCATACCACGGTGCAGTCCACCAGCCGGCCGCCATTTTTTTACAAACATAAGTCCACCGGCATAAATCGTCCTGCCGGATAGATACCTTGCCTGACTGCTGGTGGACTTATCTTTGTGTGAAGAGACAACGAAAGGAAAAACGCAATGAGCGAGAATAACCGCATGACCAGTGTACCGGACTTTCTCTCCGAGTTAGACGCCGGTGTGTTTGAAAACAAACTTTCTGCTGCGCTAAACGATGTTGCTTTCGGCACCAATAAAAATGGTGGTACCGGGGAAGTTCATATCATCCTGAAATTTACTCAGGCTGATGAAGACCGCTTAAAGGTTTCTCACAAATTAAAGTTTGTGACACCCACTAAGCGCGGTAAAAAATCCGAAGAGGACACAACCGAAACACCAATGTGGGTTGGTAAAGGTGGGAAACTGACTATTCTTCCGGAAGACCAGGGGCAATTATTTGGTATTGACGGAAGTGTCGACGGGAAATTAAAAGCCGTTAAGTAATTTCCTTTTTTTAAATAAACCATTCCATTTACTTTTTATGTTTTTAATTAAACAGGAGTCTTTTTATGTCTAATTTAGACGGAACTGCTATTTCTCAGATTAAGAATATGGCTGTTGCTGCCTTAAGTCTGGATGCTGTAGAAAAATCCCTCTGCCCTGCTGTGATTTTACCGGGTGATTTCAATGTTAAAAGTCTGGAACACTTACAGGAAGGTCGCTATCGCTTCCGTGGCGCAATGGATACAACCAGTATCGCTGATTTTGTGAAGTATTCCCTGCAACACGGTATTGAGGATGGTGTCAGCTGTTTTATTGATGCTGATGAAATGGCGGCAAAAACTATCTTTAATATCGGTACCATCGGTGATCCGGGGCATGCAGATAATACAGCCACTGTATCACTGAAAAAGACATCGCCTTTTGCATCACTGCTGAATGTTAACGGCCGCCGTCAGGGTCAGAAAGAACTGGCGGAATGGCTGGAAGACTGGCGCGATAACCTGATGGCATTTGATGCAGAAGGTAATGTTATTGATATTAAGCAGGCAATCAATGCTGTGCGCAAAATCACCATTGAAGCAAGCCGCTCCGCAGATCATGAGGACCGTGATTTTGGTGCCAGCCGCTCCGTAATGGAAAGCGTGGAAGCAAAAAGCCGTGACATCATGCCTGCTGTATTTCAGTTTACCTGCACACCATACGATGAACTGTCTGAACGTGCTATCAAACTGCGTTACAGCGTTCTGACCGGTGGTGATGTACCTGTGCTGGTACTGCGTATTGTTCAGCTGGAAAAACTGGAAGAACAAATCGCCCAGGAATTCCGTGATCTGCTGGCTGATAAATTCGAAGAAACCGAAATTCAAACCTATATCGGTAAATTCAAAGCTTAATTATTTTATGCCGCTTTAACCGGCGGCATTTCTACTGCCAACACCAGAGAATAAGTTAGTTTAATAAAATATAGAATCTTTATTACATAGAGGCCCCCATGCCTGAACAAAAAAAACAAAGCGTTAAAATGATTATTACTGTGGCATTAGGTACCCCACCCACTATTAACGTTGATGTACAGAATGAACTTCATATTAATGAAGAACAACCTCTTACAAAATATTTCTTAGAAAGAGTCAGTGAATATATTTCCGGCAAAGAAGCAACAACGAATGCAATAACAAAAGCCGCACAAGATACTCTGACAAAAAGAAATATACACTAAAAAATAATGGCTTTTTATTACCTAAATTGTGTGGAGAGATAAATGTCATATATAGCAACCAATACCGGAAAACATATTGATTTCGTCAATATCACCCCGGATCAGATTTGTATCGAAGATATCGCGCGTGGCCTGTCGAATGAATGCCGGTTTGCCGGGCAACTGGAAAGTTTCTATTCCGTGGCTCAGCACTCTGTATATGTCAGCCAGATTGTGCCGCCGGAATACGCACTGGAAGCTCTGCTGCACGATGCTGCTGAGGCGTATATCAAAGATATCCCCTCACCGCTGAAAGCCATGCTGCCGGACTACAAGGCCGTGGAAAAACGCATTGACGCGGTTATCCGTGAGAATTTCGGCCTGCCGCCGATAATGACCGTTGATGTTCACTACGCCGATCTGGTCATGCTGGCGACCGAAAAACGGGACTTTGAAATAGACCCCGGCGGCCACTGGCCGATGCTGGATTCAGTCTTACCGGATGAAAATTTGATCATCCTCCACCAATTTTATCCACCTGTAGCATATCGTTTATTCATGGAAAGGTTTGAAACACTAACAAGAGGCGATTCATTTCCACAGCTTCTTGAGCTTGGACTCAGTGTAAGGGCTGAAAATTGCCTTAAACAGGCAGGGGTAGTAACAACTGGGCTGTTACTGAAAGAAACAGAAGTAAGCCTCTTAAGAATACCGGGAATTGGGGGTACTGTACTCAGGGAGATAATTAAATCCATTGAACCATTCGGACTTAAGTTAAAAAGAGGATAGTAATAGTGAATAAATTCAAACATCTGATGATTGACCTTGAAACTATGGGTAATAAGCCTGATTCCGCTATCGTGGCTATTGCTGCTGTTCCGTTCGACATGGTTTCCGGTGTAACCGATGATGCACTTTTTTATGAAATTATCGACCTGCGCAGCAGCGAAAAATACGGCGGTAGTATCGACGCAGACACCGTGCTGTGGTGGCTGGGTAAAAGTGAAAATGCCAGGGGTGAAATTACTAACGCCATGAAAATGATTGATCTGCCTGTTGCCCTGATCAGACTTAATTCGTTTGCCTTTGAGTTCTGTGAAGAACGCGTTCAGGTATGGGGTAACGGAAGTAATTTCGATAATGTGATCCTGCGATCAGCTTACGAAAACTGTGAGATAAATCCATTCTGGAGGCACTGGAATGACCGGGATGTGCGCACCATTGTCGAACTTGGTCGCAATGCCGGCATCGACCCGAAAAAAGATTTCCCGTTTGTTGGTGAAGCACACAATGCACTGGATGATGCATTACACCAGGTGAATTACGTGGTCGCAATCCACCAGCATTTATTAAAGAACTTCTAATCGTATACGGCGATGTGTGGAGAGAAGACTATGAATACTGTATTTCTGTTAATGGCGGAGTTTGAAACATCTCAGATCCCGCTGGCAGTAGTTGCAAAGAAATTTCTGAATATGACCGAGTCATACGCAGATAAAAAAGCGAATTTAGGTGAGCTGCCATTTCCGGTTTACCGGGACACCACCAGCCAGAAATCGATCCGGATGGTACACATTAGCGACCTGGCAGAATGGATTGAATCAGAGAGAGCCAAAGCCAGAAAAGAATTCACACACCTGAATACGCAGTAATAAACCAGAATAAATCCGGGGTGTCAGGACACCAATAGCACCCCGAAAATCCATATTTTATTGATATCTATGAACAGTAAATCCCATCCAGCATCGGTGCCACGGAGAAACGGTTAAGGTTCTTATAGCCGCCGGTGGTGCGTAACTGCTGGTTTTCAGTGGTTTTTTCTGTTGGTGTGTTTTGGTGCAT